TGGCTTACCAGTATGGGAATCTCCACTATGGCTTTTAATCTCAACGGATTCAACTTCAACCAGTCCGTGTTAGCCACGGGTGGTAGGGTTGTCCCTACTTGGGCAGATGTATTAAACCGTGCTAATCTAGGTATGGAAGTAATGCACGAACGAAACGCACACAATTTCCCGCTAGACTTAGCGGCTACGGAGGTGATCCAAAATGCCTAAAGGCAAAGGTACTTATGGTACCAAGAAAGGGAGACCCCCTAAAAAATAACTCAACGTCCGTTCATCCTTACAGGACGCATGTCAGCTAGCCATGGAACGGGGGCTAGGTACAATAGATTACAATGACAATCAAAGTAACCTACGTGTATCGTGGCAATAAGTACACCAAAGCAATCACACGCTAATGTCACATCAGACAAATAGAGCTAGGGCGTTTGTTACGTCCTTTACTCCAGAGTCCCATCATAATAAACCCGAGGAGCATGAAAAACCTCCCGAAAAATTTGATGAGGATATCTCAATTGAAGAAGCTCTGTCTACTTTATGAAGAGATTAAATGAATTATGGGTAGTAGCCTTCGGGTTACTATCCTTTTTTATTGCTGTAGAAACAGCACACTTGAACTATCATAGGAATGAGACACCTCAATGTCGGACCTCATTCTAATTGGCTCTTGGCCTGTTACGACAGATACCCATTAGCCGTCTAGACGGTGGGATAGACCACAACAAAATGATCAAAAAAATTTCAGCTGAAGAAAGTAAATATCTATTTTAAATTAACATAAAATAATGGCACATCAGTCATCTGATTTGACCACCTCACTCACGAGGCCGGGTCAACTGAACTCTGCTAACGATGCGAGAGCTTTATATCTCAAATTGTTTAGTGGAGAAATGTTTAAAGGATTCCAGAACAATGCAATTGCTCGGGATCTAGTAATGAAGAGAACTCTTAAAAACGGTAAGAGTTTACAGTTCATCTACACAGGTCGCACAACCGCTGAGTACCATACTCCGGGTAACGCTATCCTCGGTAACTCCGATGGAGCACCTCCAGTAGCTGAGAAGACCATCACTATTGATGACCTTCTAATCAGTTCAGCGTTTGTATACGAGCTAGATGAAACATTGGCTCATTACGAATTGAGAGGAGAGATATCTAAGAAGATTGGATATGCTCTTGCTGAGAAGTATGACAGACTTATCTTCCGTGCAATCGCAAAGGGAGCAAGACAGGCATCACCTATCACTAAGTCTAACTTTGTAGAACCCGGTGGAACACAGATCCAACTAACTAGATCTGGAGTTACTAACGCTACTGCAGCATACGACTCTGAGTGTCTAATCAACGGCTTCTATGATGCCGCTGCTGCATTAGACGAAAAAGGAATTAGTACAGAAGGTAGAGTAGGTGTATTAAACCCTCGCCAGTACTATGAACTTATCCAAGCTGTAGGTTCTAACGGTCTAGTTAACCGTGACGAGCAGGGTGATAGCTTACAGAAAGGAAACGGAATCATTGAGATTGCAGGTATCAAGATCTTCAAGTCAATGAACATCCCATTCTTCGGTAAGTATGGTACTAAGTATGGTACTGCGTCAGCAACAAACCCCGGTGTTACATCACCCGGAAACGTAGGTTCATTCATCGAAGCTGCTGCTGAAGATGGTAGAGCTTCTGTAACTGGTATCAATAACAACTATGGTAATGCTACTGACTTCGCTAACTCTTGCGGACTTATCTTCCAGAAAGAAGCTGCAGGTGTAGTCGAAGCTATCGGACCACAAGTACAAGTTACTAGTGGAGATGTTAGTGTGGTTTACCAAGGTGACGTGATTCTTGGACGTTTAGCAATGGGTGCGGATTTCCTCAACCCAGCTGCTTGTGTGGAATTACTAGCAGGTGCTGCTGCAGGTTCAACAAACAACGCTGCATTCGGTACAACATATCCAGCAAACGGTTAATATTTACATATATTATCTATGCACATATAAGGGGGCTTCGGCTCCCTTTTTTATTTACTAATTATAATCATGCCTTTTCCTACCACTAACGCTACAAAAGAATTACCCGCTATAAATCAAATCCTGTCGTCATGTGGTCAGGCTCCTGTAACCACGTTGGACACTACCAACCCAGACGTTGCGATTGTATACGATACGTTGCTACAGGTGAATAGAGAGGTTCAAGCTGAAGGCTGGACTTTCAATAAAGAGAACCACGTTGAATTCACCCCAGATAATGACGACTATATAAACATACCTAATAATGTAATACAGTTAAAACTAACAGAGAATGCAGCTAATATGGAGTATGATGTTGTTCGTAGAAATGGCAGATTATATGATAAAGCACATCATACAGATAAATGGACAGAAGATACTATAGAGTGTGATGTTATATATGAATTTGATTGGGTAGATTTACCTCAACCAATACAAGACTTTATAACAGCTAGAGCTGCTACTTTAGTATCACAGAGAATAGTAGGAGATGGTAATCAATACCAAATGCTCCAACAACAAGAAGCATATGCAAGAGCACTAGCTCTAGAATATGAAACACAGCAAGGTCAATATACATTCTTTGGTCATCCCCAAGATCAAACAAATTACTATCAAGGTTATCAACCATTCCAAGCACTTAAAAGATAATGGCAGCAGTAACACAAAGAGTTCCTAATTATCTAGGGGGAGTATCTAAACAACCAGATGATAAGAAGTTAGCTAACCAAGTAAGAGAGTGCCTAAATGGTTATCCTGATCCTACCTTTGGTCTTACTAAAAGACCGGGGTTTAAATGGTTAGCTAATTTAGGTACAGGAACTACTTATGATAATTGTAAGTGGTTCTATATACACAGAGATAATGATGAGAAATATATAGGATGCATTAAACCTGCTTCAGGACAAGTTACAGGAGACATAGATATATGGAATGCTACTACTGGGGTAGCATGTACTGTTAACTACGGCTCAGGGGCACAGGCGTACCTTACAGGAGCACGAGATAACTATGATATACTAACTGTACAAGATACTTCTATTATAACTAATAACTTACATACAGTTACTACCTTAACTGCTCCTACTTATAAGACTAAAGCTAGAGCTGCGTTAGTGTTAAGTGGTTCTCCAGTAGGTAAGTACAATGTAACTATTAGTGATATTGATGGAGGTAATTCAGGATCTATATCAGAGTATACTTCACCTACTACAGCTACTTATGATGAACTACTAACTGAATTAAAATCTAGAATAGATGGTTTAAATATATCAAACCTAGTAGTAACTAAATATGATGACTCCTTACACTTAGTAAGAAATAGTGGTAATACTGAATTCAAGATAACTGCTAAAGGTGGTCCTAATAGTGACAAATTAGTAGTAGTTCAAGATCAAGTTGATAATGTATCAGATTTACCTTTTCAAACTTTACATGATCGAACAGTTAAAGTTATTAATACTGCTTCACCATTAGATACATATTGGGCTAAGTTTGTAGCAGAAGACGGTGTGTCAGGTAGAGGTTATTGGGCTGAAACAGTAGACCCAACCCTATCTACAGGTCTAACAGATACAACTATGCCACATGAATTAGTTAATCCTTCTACTAATACATTCACATTTCAAAAGATATCGTGGGTAGCTAGGAAAGTAGGTGATGATATAACTAATCCGCATCCCAGTTTTGTTGGGGAGAAAATACAACAATGCTTTTTCCATAACAGTAGACTTGGCTTCTTATCTAAAGATAACGTAGCTTTAAGTCAGTCACAGGATTTCTATAACTTCTATGCCATTTCTGCTCAGACACAGACTGATTCAGATCCAGTAGATTTAAGTTGTTCAGCAATTCGACCAGCATCACTTCATGGTGTGATTCCTACTACACAGGGTTTAGTCCTATTTAGTAAGAGTCAACAGTTTTTGATGGCATCTGGTAACGGAATTCTAACACCATCAACTACTACGATTAGAACCATATCTAACTATGAGATGGATACAAAAGTAGATCCTGTTGATATGGGTACTAATATTAATTTCATAAGTAAAACTCCAGCTTATACTAGAGTATTCGGAATGATCACACGTGGTCAAGACGAGAACCCTCAAGTATTAGACATTGGAAGAGTTGTAAATGAGTGGGTTCCAGCTACAATAGATACGTTTATTGCGAGTCCACAGAATCAATTCTTAGCACTGTCTAGTCAGTCAGACAATAAGATTTATTTCTATCGTGTCTATAATGATGGTAAAGATAATGTTCTAGAAGCATGGTTTAATTGGCAGTTGATGGGTAATGTTCAATCAATAGCTGTTGATTCTGATGATATGTTTGCTGTCACTAAACAAGGTGGTCAGTTTACATTAAGTGTAGCAAGTTTAAGTCAGAGTCCATCTGACGCTATCATAGTTAATAATGATGGTAGTAGAATTAATCCTTGTATGGATTTATATACTACAGCTAGTAACGCTGCAGCTAATAATAAAGTAGATTATAATTCTACTAATAATTTTTCTAAATGTTATATACCTTGGAATAATGTTACTGGATTAACTCCTGTTATAGTTATTAAAGGTACAACAGCAACTGGACAATTCACTGAATCTGGATTTACTACTACACCTACTGTAGTTACTAATGATGGTGATCCTTACTTTAAAGTAGAAGGTAAAGATTTAACAAGTGAAGAGAATAATGTAATAGTAGGATGGAAGTATGATCTAGATATTATACTACCTAAGACATACGTTAGGACTGATCAAAATCAAAAGTTAACAGACTATACTGCTACATTAACTGTAGCTAGAATGAAGTTTGCTGTAGGTTTGTCAGGTGTAATGAGTTTTAAACTTAAATCTACAGGTACTAGACAAGGTAAGAAAGAGTATGTAGCTGATGGAACTACTACTGATTTTCCATGGAATACTGATGATTTAAAATATATTGATACTGATCAGATAAAAGTTAAAATTAATGATGTATTAAGTAGTGATTATACTGTTGATACTACAGGTACATTACCTAAGATTACCTTAACTGCTGCTTCTAGTGAACTTAAAACTTTAAGTGGTAATGGTAGTACAAAGGTATTTGATTTAACTTATACACCAGTTAACTTACAAAAAACAAAAGTTAAAATAGGTGGTGTAGAAACTACAGATTATACTATTAATGGTCAGTTTATTCATTTTACAACAGCACCTCCTAATGCTAGTAATAATATACTGATATATAGTGCTGATGATATATTAATATACATTGATGAATGGTACAACCTTAATCCTACACAGATGGCTGATACTTATTTAGCTAATGATATAGCATTAAGTGAGCAATCAGTGTTTACTATACCAATACATCAAAAAACTAATAACTTCCAATTGAGGATATTTAATGATTCACCATTCCCTGTGTCTTTAAACTCAATGATGTGGGAAGGTAATTATTCACCGAGATTTTATAAGAGGTTTTAAATTATGCCATGGGGTGCAATTATCAGTGTTGGTGCTGGTTTAATTGGAGCACGTAATTCAGCAAGAGCTGCTAAGAAAAACGCACAGGCACAGAACGCAGCTGCAGAACGTCAATTTGAGTACGACACTAAAGCGTACAATATGAAGATTGATCAGCTTAAAGCTGAACATGCGTTTAGAGTAAAAGAAACTGCAACTAAAAGACAAAATGATGAGAATGCAGCAGCTTACCAAGACGCTATAAATGCTTCTAACTATGCTCATCAGTTAATGATTAGACAAAGAGAACAGGATTCACTTGATGCTCAATATGAGAAATCAAATGAACTATATGCTATGAAGACAGGATATAATGAAAGAGTAGCTCAAAAAGCACATGCTGATGAGTTAAGAAAACTAGATGAAATACATACAGAAGCTGCTTTTGATACACAAGAACAAAGAATAAAACATTTACAAGAAGAAGGTAAGATAAGAGCATTAGGTCAGGCTGGTGTATCAGTCGGTAAAACCCATCAAGCTGCAGCTGCTAACTTTGGTTATACAGTTGCTGCTTTAAATGAGGGGTTAGAAAGTGCTGGTTTAGCTACTTTATCAGCACTAGAGGATATAAAGAATGATAAGTTTTCTGCTAACTTAGCAGCATATGCTGAAAAGATGTCAGATCCCGGTGAACTACCAATGCCTATTCAGCCTATTGAATCACCTAGAACTATCTATGACGACCCTGCACCATTAATGGACTTCCACTTTGGACCTCCTCCTGTTAAAGGAGCTATGGTGTCTGCAAGTGCAGCTTCTAATGCAGCATGGGGTGCAGCTATACCAAGTATTGTAAGCGGAGGTTTACAAGCATACAAATTATTTAATCCATAACTATGGCATACAAGAGACACGCCCAAGGGGGTCGTTTCAAGGCAGCTAACTTTGGTGATCTTGGCTTACGAGCATTTAAAGAACAACAAGAACGCCAAATTAGAGGTCTAAAAGAACAGAATCAACAAGATCAAGCATATAGCAAGCAGCATCTCCAACGATTAGAAGGGAATGCTGCTAAAGAAATTCAACACAATAGAGAACTGCAAAACTTCTACAACAAACGTGATAATCTTGCTATCGAAAATACTGAGATTAGAGGTAAGAGAGAAGTAGAAGCTTTGATGGGTGAAGCTAAAGAATACGAAAAACAAGCTAAATTCTGGAAGGATTTTTCTACTACTTATTCTCAGCAATATATCAAAGCTGCTGGAGATATCTATGATATAGCTACTACAGCTCAGTCTAATCACCAAATGACTGCTATAGATAATGATCCAGACTATAAAAAGTTTTCTCAGGGTGCTTCTAAACTAAATAATTTAGCTGATTATGAAGGGTTAAAAACACAACGTCAAGCGTATAGAGATTTTGCTAAAGGTAAAATTAGTGAAAAAGAGCTTAACGATATAGTAGGACATGTGTCTGAAATATCTTTAAGAATGAATAGTAAGACTAAGAAAGCCTTACTTCAGAAAGAATCAGATGAGTTTAAGCAAGAGATTACTAATTTAAAGGCTTTAGCTGCAGAAAAAAAGATACAATGGAATGCAGAAACTGCTAGCGAGTTTATATACTTAAGAAGTAGAGAACTTATGAGAGCGTATGGTGTTAATCCATCATCTCAAGCTGGTAGAGATTTCATGGAAAATGTCAGAAAACATGAGTTTAATGAAACTAAAAAACTCACTGATATATCCGCAGCTAATGCTCAGATGCAAACATTTGCAGAGATGAATGATCAGGCTGGTGATTTAATATCTCCAGTACAGTTTCATGATAGTCCAGCAGATAAAGCTTTAAAAAAGAAAGGTGTTATAACAGGAACTGGAAATAACTTTATAGCTTATAACGCTAATAATGTAGCTAGAATAAACCATAAAGCTCATACTTATAGTATAAATGAGAATGGTGAAGTTGTACCTCCTACCCATAATATACACTATGCCGCTGAAGAGATTTGGGAATCTGATATCATGTCAGGTAAATTTGTCTCTAAAGAACAGGCTAAGAATCATACTATTAATCAACCTGTACCTGACGCTAAACTAAAGCATCATGATGATGGTAAGACTATTACATATTCAGAAAAAGATACTTGGATAGGCAGGTATGGAGAAGATGTAGAAGATACAGTTGATGAGATTTGGGCTAAGTATGAAAAGAAAACTTCTACTGAATTTAAGAATAAGAAAGCAAATGAGGATATTAAAGCTCAGATAGATATAGCTGAAAAAGCTGAAGCAGGTGAAATTAATTTACAAGATCCTAAAGTAATTGATGAGTTAATTAAAACTCATGCAGGTAAAGATGATACTATAGAGATGTTGTCTAAGTGGAAAATATTTGCTTCACATAATACGAAAACTGATGTTGTTACAGCAGCTTTAACTGATCTATACAATAAAGGTAAGTTAAAAGAATTATCTGAATACACTCGGTATTTAGATCCAGAAATGCAGAAAGTTTGGGAAAGTAAAGTAGAACAATTAGCTGTCCTAGATAGAAATGGGTATACTGGAACCAAGTTAACAACGAAAGCTGAAGAGTATCTAGCAGAAATTTTAGGTGTGGAAGCTACAATACAAGGAAGACAGAAGATATATGGACCTCTCATTCGTGAGATTAAAGCTGATATACTAAACACATTTGATCAAGTATATGATGGTGGTGGTCAAACTGATCGAGATTATATAGAGGCTTTAGATGCCAAGATTCGGGATAAAATAGATCTTGGTGGAACTGGTACTGTAATTGGTAAGGGTGTCTGGAGAAGAACAAACGAGGGAGAAAAAACAACTAAATTTCTGATAACAGCAGATGAAGATGATCTTAATCCTACGGTAACTGAAGAAGAATTAAATAACACAATAAAAGGCAATCTGCAACAGCTTGATAATCTATTTGACGGTATGACAAACGGTCAAGTCCAAGTAAATAAAGGTGATGGTGAAGTTACAAGACACCTCATACCTATTGATGAAATAGATGGAGCTATCAGAGATATAAATACTGGTGGACAGATAAAATCTAACAAGATAGTAGAAACTTTATGGAAACGTCAACCAATCGAAGATGGTAAGAGGAAATACACTAGGGCAGATATATGGAATAAAGTTTTTGAAAACCTTGGTCTAGATATTAAGATGCCTCAAGGTAGTATAGAGAAAGGGGATTGGGAAATAGAGAATTCACCTTTTAAAGTAACTAAGAAGTTAAGTCCTGAGAATACAGAAACAGTAGGAGTAACATCAGGATTAGTAAAGGATGGTGTCATTGATCTTAACCAACCATCACAAGAATCAATAAAAGTAAATGAAGATAGACAAATTAGGAGTACTGTATTTGATATAATCAGACCACTGATGGATTTCTCTGCATATGGAAAATAACTTATGGCAATAACAAATGATGATAATCTCTTAGATGAAAGAGAAAGAAATGATGGTACTCTATTAGCTCAACTAAAACCAATATCTGCTACAGATCAAGCTGATACTACATTTAGTGGAGATACTACTGTACCACAAGAAACTGTCACTCCTCCAGCTGGAAAGTTTCCGGGTCAAGGAGGAGAAGGTACCACTAGCAGAGTTGATCTTTCTGATAAAGAAAATGAAGCTCAGATGTGGGTTGAGTACAATAACTGGAAAGATATTGGTAAATCACCAAACCCACGACTATCTTTAATAACAACTGGTTCTATCTGGGAAAAGGATGAAGCTTTAACTCAACAAAGAGAAGCAGCTAAAAAAGCATGGTATCTAAAATACTATGGTATGACTCCTTGGCAGTATGAACAGTTAGAAGGTAAAAGAAAAGAGAAGTATGATAATTACTCTGCACAAGGTTTAAATGATACCTTTAGGAATCTAGCTGATATGGGTGCTGGAGCTACTACCGACTGGCTGATGGATTACATTGGAGTCCTACCCGGAATGGCTGGTTTAGATAACTGGTATGATAAAAAGACAAGATCTAAGACTGGCCTTATGCAAGGTGCTAGGAAGATGTTGTCTATTGTTGTACCCTCTATATTAAGTGGAGGTAAAGTAACTAAACAGTTAGGAAAGCTTCCGGCTGAGATGCCTAAGTATCAAAAGAGACTAGTAGCTATGGGAGCATATAGTGCTCAAGAAGCAGCTGTTATTGGTCTTAGTGATGTAGGTGAAGATGAGAATGCATTAAGAGCATTGAATGATTTCTTCCCCGGTGTATTCGGTCCTAAAGGTATGCTTCCTATTCCTGATTGGGCTAAGACTTTAGATAGCGATAGTCCTAGAGTTAGGAAATATAAAAATATGTTTGATACTGCTGGACTCAGTATATTAGGTACTACACTAGGATCTTTTATACAGATTAAAGGTGGTCATAAGACAATGGGATGGCATGAGCCATTAGATGAAGCAGCTGCTAAGTATAAACAACAAGCAGTTGTTGAGTCAGCTGATATAGACAAACTGCTTAAGATTCAAGAAATTGATACTCAGTTAGCTTTAGGTAGTGATAATTTATCTAGTAAAGTACAAGCCTCATTAATTGATGAAAGGATGAGGTTAATATCAGAATTAGATAATGTAGATGATCTTGATCAAGCATTAGATCAATTAGATAATGGTTTTGCATCTGAACGTACTACAGCTGCTGAAGCTAAAAAAGCATCTGGAGCAGATCCTACTGAATTTGACCCTGATATAACGCCTGTATTGGACGAAGCTGGTAATGCTAGGCAATCAGTACCTCCGGGCAATGTAGCCCGTAATATGGCTGATGTAGCTGCCAATAAGACTGGTGTATCATCAGGAGATAATGCACCTATTCTAACCGAAGCTATGAGAGCTAAAGGTTTGATGGTTGGTAGTACCTCTAGAGATGCTATCATGGGTGTAGCTGAACAGGCTAGAGATACAGGTAGATTCAATGCATTGGTAGATGGGTTTAGATTCTCATCTGAGCAAATGAATGAGACTGCATGGGCTATTTATAAGGATATTATAAACCCTGAAATGTCTGTAGACGATGTTCGTAAATTATTTGCAGAAAACAAAGATGTTAAAAACTTACTTCTAGGTAGATTCCAAGTTGAATACATAAACGAAGAGCAAGCTAGAGCAGCAGCTTTTGCTATGAGAGATCTATCTGATAGATTCTTAGGTAGAAAGATTGCTGAATCTTCTGCTAGAGTTATGGATACTTTAGGAAGAGAAGCAGCTACACTTGCTGAAACTGTTCAACAACTACAACCTTTTGTAGATGATCCTAGAGCAATGGATCTTATTATTGATAAGATGCTATTTTTGATGGATGAATATGCTTTGAATAAGTATGTGTCTGGTTGGAGTTTGAGAAATAAGAACTGGTTTGATGCTATACCTGACGATAAGCCTATACAAGAAGTTGTAGAAACTTTATCTAGTGAATTTAAAACTGCTGAAAATGCTATACATGCTAAGAATTTAAAGTTTACTGAAGAGCTAAAACGATTAGCTGATGAGAATCCTCTAGCTATGCGTCCTTTAGTTGATGCTTTTGCTCATACAGATGGAGATGTAGATAGTTTAGCTAAGTTAATGAGATGGGCTGCTGAACAAGTAACACCTACGGGTATGCTTAAGAGTCCAGATCCTCAACAATTAAACCTATTTACTAGATCTGCTTGGGGTGTAATCTATAATAATGTGCTATCTGGTATATCTGCGTTCAGAGCTGGGCTTGGTAATACCTCACAACTTATCTTAAAACCTATAACTGGGTTCTTAGGTCATGGTATCTGGGGATTTGCTGACGACTTTGAAGGGTTCAAGCGTACAATGTATTATAACGGTGCTGTCTTTGAGACAAATAAGAGAGCATTAGATAATGCATTCACTATGATGAAGAAAGCTCACAATGATGCTGGCTTTATGACTAAATCTTATCGTAAAGATTTTGTATTCAAAGAGGATGCAGCTTGGGATATCATGGAAGACATGAGACCAGTGTGGGAAGCTGAAGGTAATTGGGGTAGAATATATCAATATGACATGGCTAAAACTATGTTAGATATGTCTAAGATGAAAGCTTTGAGATATGGTATGACTGGAATGGTCTTTACTGATGTATTCAGTCAGACACATCTAGCTCATTATCTATCTAGAGTAAGAGCTTATGATGATGTATTCAATGAATTTGGTTTTGCAGATTGGACAAAGATTCATAAAGCTGAAAAGATTCATTATGATGCAATGTTTGATAAAGATGGATTAATTACTGATCAAGCATTAAAATCTATACAAGGTGAATTAGCACTAAACTTAGATGATAAGTTAGCTAACTGGATTAACCAAGGTACTACAGCATATCCTATTAGTAAGTTTTTACTTATGTTCCCTAGAACTGGTAGTAACTATGTAAGAAATGCGTTGTCATGGACTCCTATGAGTCTAATACCGGGTATTAATAAGTATAGTAAGACTATTTGGGCTAGAACTGATGATGATATAGCTAGAGCGTTAGCAGAGCATGGCATAGACATGGCTACCACTCCTAATGCAAAAGTAATATTCCAAAACCTAAGAGCTGAATATACTGGTAGATTAGCTTTCAGTAGTATTTTAACCAAATCTCTATGGGACTACGCTATGGCTGGTAACATAAGAGGTAATGGTCACTATAATAAATCTCGTAGAGCTAAAGAAAGAGATCAATTAGGATATATACCTAAGACTGTCAATATAGGCGGTAGATGGATATCTTATAAAGGTATAGTAGGTGTAGATCCAGTATTAAGTATACTTGGAGATCTTGCATACTACGCTAGAGATCTTGATCAAGCATTCGCTGAAGACGCTATGGCAAAGGTCATGTGGACTCTTTCAGCCACATTCCTGAATGAAACACCTTTAACTAGTTTAGAGCCTCTTATAGCCCTTCAGGCAGGTAACTTATCTAGATTCAATGCAATTGCTGCTAATGCAGCTAGAGCTATAATACCTTCATCAGGTGCTTTAGGTGTAATGAGTAATGCTATTACTTCTACACAAAAGGATATTAGTTCTAGTATAATTAAATATATGCAGAATAAGATACCTATAGCTTCTAGTTTCTTACCAGAGCAAATAGATATCTGGACTGGTACACCTCTTAATGATATCGATAACCCAGTACTTAGAATATTGAATTCATTAAGTCCTGTTAAAATTAGTGGTACTCAAGAGCCGTGGAGACAGTGGTTAATAACTACGGGTTGGGATGGTCTTGGTAGACTAAAGATGGATTCTAGTGGATCATATGAGTACTCTGAAGTTGAAAGAGAATTCATCTACAAACGTATAGGTGAAATGGAACTTTGGAAACAGTTAATTCCTTTAATGGAAGACAAGAAGTTAAACAAACAACTTGGATTATTACGTTCTCACAGAGTACAGGGTGGTGATTTAGATAATGATAAGATCAAACTAAAGACACAAAAGTTACCTATATTTACAAAGATAGATAAAATAATCAAGGATGCTCAAATTATAGCTGAAGCTGACTTCTTAAGAAACAGGAAGGATATTCAGAATACTATTGAAGCTCAGAAAGCAGTTGATGCAAACATGGGCAGAGGTGATGTTCAAAAAGCATCAGACATACAGAAAAAAGAATTAGAAACTAGAAAACTATTACAAATGGCTAAATAACAACGACTATGGCAGTAACTGAAAACACATACACAGGTAATGGTTCCACCACCAATTACTCATTTACATTTCCATATTTAAAGACCAGTGATGTTAAAGTAACAAAAGCTGGCACTGCTCAAACCGTTACAACACATTTTACATTTGCTAACGCTACGACAGTACAATTTAATACTGCACCTGCCAATGGAGCTGCTATTCGGATATACCGAGAAACAGCCGATACAGACTTAAGTGCTACCTTCTATGCAGGGTCAGCAATTAAGTCACAAGATCTTAATGATAACTTCACCCAAAACTTATATGTAACCCAAGAAGTTAAAGATAACTCTGATTTAGCCCTATCTAACTCTAGATCACATGATGGTGATGGTACATATACTACAGCTATCTCTAAAGCTACGAGTGCGGAAGCTACAGCTGGTACAGCATCCACAAATGCATCAGCTGCTGTAGCGACTGCTAACACAGCTAGTACGAATGCTTCTAACGCAGTAGCAACGGCTAACACAGCATCTGCCACAGCTACTACTGCTGACGGAAATGCTACTACTGCTTTAAATAACAGTAGAGAGTCAAATGGATCTGGAGGCTTTAACTCAGCAATTTCAATAGCTAATACAGCTAAGTCAACAGCTGATAGTGCAACCGCTACTGCTAATACAGCATCAACTAATGCCTCTAATGCAGTATCTACTGCTAACACAGCTTCAACAAATGCGTCTAATGCCGTATCAACTGCGAACACAGCATCTACTAATGCGTCTAATGCAGTATCAACGGCTAATACAGCTTCGACTAATGCTACAACTGCACTAACTAACTCTAGAGAGTCTGATGGTTCAGGTGGGTTCAATACTGCTATTTCTATAGCTAATACTGCAAAAACTACAGCTGATACAGCTTTAACTAACTCACGAGAATCAAATGGATCTGGAGGCTTTAATACAGCTATATCTATTGCAAATACCGCAAAAACTACAGCTGATGCAGCTAATAATGCGGTAGCTGATGCTGTTTTATATACACCAGCTGCAGCTGTAGCAAATATCCCCGGAAGTCCTAGTAATGATGATTATGTAGAAGTAGTAGATTCTACAGGTATTGAATCATTTTCACCATTAGCTGGTCTACCTAGTGGATTTACAGGTGACTCAGGACTAACAGTTAAACTAAGATATACAAGCTCTGGTACGACTTGGAATTATCAGTCATACCATGCAAATGATTCAGAAGATAGATATCTTGGAGTTTATGGTAAGCATAATACAACCCAAGTTAGTTATACAGTAAAGGTAGTTACTAAAACTGCTGCACACAGATACCACGGTACAGGATCTAGTAATGGATATACCATTGGTGGTATTGAATCCCCATTCCTTACCTTGATACCGGGTAACACCTATAGATTTGACCAATCAGATTCAAGTAATAGTGGACATCCTTTAGCATTTTATAAGAATGCTGATAAGACTGGAGCTTGGACTACTAACGTCACTACGAATGGTACAGCTGGTTCATCTGGTGCATACACACAAATAGAAATTACTGATACAACACCTACATCACTTAGTTATCAATGTACAAGCCATGCCTATATGGGTAATGGTCTGACATCTAATACTGGAGCTGGTGGTGCTGGTGCAACTGGTGGTGGTAATGATGAAATCTTCTCAGAGAATGATCAGACTATGACCACTAGCTATTCAATATCGGCAAATAAGAATGCTTCATGTGTTGGTCCAGTAGCACTTAATTCTAGTGTCGTTCTTACAATTCCATCTACTTCAAAACTCGTTGTTCTTAACTAACTTTATAAAAAATGGCTTACGGAAAAATAAAGGCGGATACACTCGTCTACGATAATAGTGGCTCAGATGTTGAAGTCACGATCAGTTCACTTGGTACTAAAGCTAACTTACCAGCATCAGCAGGTACAGTTGGAGCTTCTGAAGTTGTTCAGGTAGATGCGAATAAAGATACAACTGGTATTCGTAACTTAACTATCTCAGGTAACCTCCAAGTAAATGGTACGACTACAACAGTTGCGTCTTCTACGATGACTGTTTCTGATAAGAATATTGAACTTGCTAAAGGTGCTGCTAATGACGCAGCAGCTGATGGCGGTGGTATTACCTTAGAATCAGGTGATGGGAATAAAGAAATTAAATGGGTAAACTCTACTGATGCTTGGACGTTTAATCAAGATATAGAAGTCACCACTGGTGATATTACAATTAAAGCTGGAGAAGGGAATAACTCAACCTTCCATATGTTTGCAGATGAAGGTGATGATAATGCTGATAAATGGAGATTAGAATCAAACGTAAGTGGTGAATTTAAAATACAACAGTATTCAACAGGATCTTGGGCTACACCTTTTACCTTAAATGTCTCAAATAACGCCACGTTTGCTGGATCAGTAACAGATTCAAAGGGTGAACTAAGAAATATACCTAGAAATAATCAAACGAGTGCCTATACATTAGTTGCTAGTGATGCAGGTAAATGTATTACAATTTCTGCGGGAGGAATAACAGTCCCTAATGCAGTATTTTCAACAGGAGATGCAGTAACAATAGTCAATCATAGTGGTTCTGATCAAACAATTACACAAGGTAGTAGTTTTACATTACAGAATTCGGCTGATGGCTCCACGGGTAATAGAACATTAGCTGGAAGAGGAATAGCTACTTTATGGTTTCCTTCCTCTGGAGAAGCTTACATCTCAGGTGCGGGGTTGAGCTAATATGACACCGATACAACAATTAATGCTTGGCGTAGGTGCCAGCAAGAAGACGTATATGGACGAGGTGTTCAGCACGTACCTCTATACATGTAACAATGGTAATACGATTAATATTAATAATGGAATTGATTTAGCTGGCGAAGGAGGTTTGACTTGGACAAAAATAAGATCTGCTGCTGGAGCAAATCATTGTCTATATGACACAGCAAGAGGTGTAAGTTCTAGTAATTCAAATGTATTATTTGCGAATACAAATGCTGCTAATATGACTAGTTCTGGTTGTGGTACAAATAAAGAACTTTATTCATTTAATAATAATGGTTTTACATTAGGTAGTGATTGCTCTGGAAATTCAAACTGGGATACTAAAACTGCTTCCTCATGGTCATTCCGCAAGACAAAAGGTTTCTTTGATATTGTTACCTACACGGGAGATGGGGCTTCAGCAAAAAATATAAGTCATTCCCTTGGTTCTATTCCGGGGATAATCATGGTCAAACGAACAGATGCATCTTCGCCACATGGCGATTGGTTTGTTTGGCATAGAGATCTTGCTACAAACAACTCTAAAGCAATTTTACTTAATTCATCGGCTGCTGCTGTTTCTCATTCTAACTATTGGAACGGAACAGCACCTACCGCTTCTCAGTTTACAGTTAGTCACTATCCCAATCAAAATAATGCAACCTATGTAGCCTACCTATTCGCAGGTGGAGAATCTAATGCGGCTACAGCAAGGAGTGTTGATTTTGATGGGTCAAATGACTATTTATCAATACCTGATCATGATGATTTTGATGTAGGAACAAACTGGACTGCTGAATGTTGGTTTAAAGCCGATGCACTAAGTGGTAGTTATGATGGTCTTTTTGGTCAATGGACAGGTACTGGTAACAATGGTTATATCCTTGAATATGTAGGAACTGAGTTACGTCTCTATGGAACTTCCGTTAGTCCTTATGTAGGTATTGGATCTCCAACTATCGGTCAATGGCATCATGTAGCAATTTCAAAAGAAGGTTCAACTACCAGAATATTTTTGAATGGTACACAAGTTGTAGATGATTTTGATATGGGTACAATTAGTGGTGGTACAAGTGCCTTTACTATTGGTGGCAATGTTGCAGGTGGTGGATGGTTTAACGGAAAAATCTCTAATGTACGAATAGTTAAAGGTACAGCAGTCTATACATCATCATTCAGACCACCAACTGGGCCACTAACAAACATAACGAATACCGTTCTTTTATGTTGCAATGATTCTTCTCAAACAGGTTCGACAGTAACCCCCGGAACTATCACTAACAATGGTTCTACAGCATCAAGTGATTCACCCTTCGATGACCCTGCTGGTTTTGTGTTTGGAGAGAATGGTGATCAAAATATAATCAAGTCTGGTAGTTATGTTGG